GTGGCCTCACCTCAGTCGAGTGGGTTGACCACAAGAAGCGCGCGTGGGGAGAGGATTCGGCCCGCTACAAGTCCAAGGTGCTGGGCGAGTTCCCGGACGAGGCGGACAACACCTTCTTCCCACAGGCGACGATTGATTCTGGATTTGACACCGAGATAGAAGAGGACGACGCCATTCGCCCCATCCTCGGGCTTGACGTTGCGCGGTTCGGTTCGGACGAGAATGTGTTATACGAAAATCGCGGTGGGCGTGTTCGTTGCATTGATCGGTGGTCAAAGCTAGACTTAATCGAAACCGCAAGGAGGGTGCACGCTCATGGGCAAAGGGTTGTGGCAAGTGTTATCAACATTGACGTTAACGGCGTGGGTGGGGGTGTTGTTGATGCTCTGGTTCGCCTGGACGATTTTAATGACGCCGTTTATGATATTGGCGCTATTAATGGATCTCATAGTTCACCAGATCCGGCGCGGTGGACGAACGCGAGGGCGTGGCACTACGACACATTCCGAGAACTCCTTGCAGACGGGCGCTTGGACCTAGACTACGAGGACAGTCAGCTCCGCGAGGAGATGATAAGTCAGACTTATCAGTTCAGTCAGCGCGGCTCCATCACCATGACAAGCAAAGATCAGATGCGCCGGTCGGGCGTATCGTCTCCGGACTCCCTGGATGCCGCCATCCTCTCGACCATTACGCACGAAGTTGATGGGCCCAGACCTGGTGACATCGTGCAAATGGAGGACGTTATCGAGGAGCACCCCTTCTATGCTGCGTCTTACTGGTAAGATTATTTTATGGGTATTTTTGACAGGTTTACTGGTACTTCAGACGAGTCTGAAAAACTTTTACGCGAGATTAAAGAACTTTCTCAAAACAACGAAATCTTGGCCGAGTCGTACTCGGCTCTTGCTCGTGCGACATTGGAGTTCGATGAGCAAGGATGGGCACCACTCAACCAGTTCAGCCAGACGGCGATGCGACTGGAAGACGTTAAGGTGGTTGCCAGACAGGCTCGGAGGCAGACAGCATCTAACCCCGTACTCAAGCGCGGAGCAATGTTGCGCTCGAGCTATGTGTTTGGACACGGGTACAAGATGTCCTCACGGAACCGACCGCTCCCCCCTCGGTTTATGGACATCATTAACGACCCCATTAACCAGAAGGTACTCTTTAGCGAAGGCGCTTCCAAGAAAAACGAACGGGCACTTTTTACTGATGGTAATTTCTTTGTGCGCTATGACCGTCGCAATCGGCGTTTCTCTCGCGTTCCCTTAGACGAGATTGCCGGTTGGGCTACCGATCCGGACGATCCGGAGATTATCCGCTACTACCTGCGCGAATACCAGCGTCGGGAGCCGGTGACCGACCCCTACAGCTCTTACGATGCCGATACCGTCAAGGTGTGGTATCCGCTCGACTATGTGGACAATCCTGTCTCCAGAATCAATAACATCCCGGTTGACCGCAACTTCGTCATTATCGACACCAAGGCCAACGATGAGACGGGTGGATTGTGGGGATTGCCCGACTCTCTACCCGCACTGCCGTGGTCATGGGCTTATTCGGAGTATCTGAAGGATGGCTCGAAGATGCTGAAGGCTCTGTCGGGTATTGCCTGGAAGGTCAAGACCAAGACGGCCAAGGGTGGGGCCAACATCTCCTCCAAGCTCATCAATAACAAAGAGGTGGCCGCTACTGCCGTAACGGGTGCGGACATCGAATTGAATGCGATGCCACGCAATAACACCATCGACCTGGCAACCGGACGCCCATTGGCCGCTATGGCGGCAACTGCCATGGAGGTTTCGGTCGAGGCGCTTCTGTCTGGACCTGGAGCTGAAGGTGGCGGTGGAACCCAGATTCTCGATCAGTCCACCCTGAATGCAGCTTACGCGCGTCAAGGTAACTGGGAGGACTTCTATCTCCGTATTCTGCGTGTGATTGGTGTGCCAGAGCCCAGTGTGTCGTTCAACAACATCATCGTTGATCCCGCCTACCGCACGATTCAATCTCTGGGTCAGGCGTGGATGACCGGACTCTTTAGTCCTCAGGTTATGCAAGACGCTATGGCCGAGCAGCTGGGTGTCGAGGCACCCGGCCCGGTGCCTTCCGGTGTGCTGGTTCCCAATAACGACGGGAGCTTTCCTACTACGGGAAGCACGCTGGGCAGTGGTAACCCCAATAACGTAGCCACAAGCCAGGGCAACTCTGGTGCGGGCGTTGATGATCTATCCGATGGAGATAACAGTAATAGGGACTTGCAAAACAATCCACGATAAAATATCGTGATAAAATCGTTATATGGCCAAACTGTTAACAGAGTCTAGCTCTGCGCCCGTAAAGTCGGGCAACAATTGGCGTGCCGTTCTGATCACTCCGGGTAAGGGATCATCTGGTGTCTACACAGAACAGATGCTAAAGACCTACGGACCAGAAGCATTCAAGAAGGGCACCCATTCATACGTTGACCATCCGGCATCTGAGTCTGAAGTCCGCTCGCCCAAGAATCTTATCGGCGTGTTAGCGGAGGATGCTCGGTATGAGGATGGTATCGGCTTGGTTGCCGAGCTAGAGATTATGCCCCACTGGAAAGAGTTTGTCGAAGCAGTTGCTCCGCACACCGGTCTTTCCATCTATGCCATGGGTGAGGGTAACTACAACGACGACGGAGAGGTCGTCGTGGAGAATCTTATCCCCCATACTCAGAACTCGGTGGACCTTGTGAGCTATCCAGGCCGTCCAGGTTCCAAGTTGGCTGACAAGTTGTACGAGGCAGCAATTGCCATGGTTGCAGAAGAGCTTCCCACTAACTATCGACCCGCCACATCTGATGATGTGCCCGAGGGTCGAGCTTGCGGTAACTGCATGTTCTTCAACGAAAACAAAGTTGACGAAGATGGTAAGGCCTACTGTGAGAAGTGGGATGACTATGTTGCCGGTGGCAACTACTGCAATGCCTGGAAAGGCCGAGAAGAAGCTTCCGCTCCCATGAGCGGTAAGGAAGGTACTGCTGCTACAACAGCCGCAGCGACCGAATCAGATAAGAAAGAGGAAAACATGGAACTCAAGGAATTGAGCGACCAGATTGCTGAGCTGCCTAACTTGGTTGCTAGCGCTGTCGCGGAAGCCCTTGCGCCTGCCGTGGAGACCGAAGAGAAGGAAGAGATCGACATTGCGGCTGTAGCAGAAGCAATGGTCGAGGCTGACCTTCCCGAGGTTTCTCGCAAGGCCGTGTACGAGTCCCTTCGTGCCGGTGGCGACCTCGCTGAGGCCATCGAGAGCCAGAAGGCTTTCGTGGAGTCTGTGAAGAGCCACTTCAAGGAGGAGGCAAAAGCTTCCTCCAGGGCTGAGGAGACCGTTATTGTTACGACCGAGGAGAAGGCTCCCCGCCTCTCTGAGATTCTCAACGTGAAGGTTGGTGCCTAATGGCTCTTAACGAAGTTTACGCAAATGGAGAGTCGATTAACTACCCCGTGAACTCAGCTGTCACTAGTGGCATGTTCGTTGTTCTCGGTGGAATCGTGGGTGTTGCTGAGACCGACGCAACCCAGGCTGCCGACTCAAACTACTACGCCACCCTCCGCCACATTGGTGTGTTCACTGGAACCACTTCTGAAGCGGTTGCGGTTGGTGACGCCCTCTACCTTGCGAGCGCCGCTACCTACGGCACCGCTCTGACCAAGACTGTTGGGTCCAACGAGTTCGTTGGATACGCGATCGAGGCCAAGGGCGCTGTTGCTGGTAACGTCAAAGTTCGCATCAACAACTAAGAATAGGTGATTGACTAATGGCAAACGTAAAAGTTGTTGAGCAGGAAATCGCCAAGATCGAAGAGCGTTCCACCAAGCGTCAGATTGAGGCCGCAAAGCTTCTGACCAACGCAATGAGTGGAGACCTTCGTGCCAAGGTGATGCTTCAGGAAGGAATCTCCTCTTCGGACATTCCCACCGTTCTGGAGCCTGCTATCAATGTTATTTTCCTTGCGCAGTACGCTGCTGAGCAGACCGTGTGGGACCAGATCGCCGACGAGTACCAGACCGACAACTTCGGTACTATTCGTTTCGGTGACTTCCAGGTTGACCCATCGGCTCTGACTGACAGCGTTGG